CCGCCCGCTGATTTGCTTACGCTCCTTTAGCTGATTGAGAATGGACGTTGCCCGCTCTGCCTGACGCATCTTTTCAGCCTCAGACAGTACGCGAGCCGTACTGTTGGTCTGGATCAGGAACAACTCCTGCAACAGGTCATCCGGTTCAGTCATAACCATGCAAGGCATCTGCGCAAATTCGGTATGCCCTTCCTCAACCAGTTTCTGACACGCCAGCCTACGGCGATGACCGGCGATAATCACATGATTGCCATTTTCATCTGCCGCCGTCACCACAGCATTCTGCAGAACCTTGCCTGTAAGCAGAATAGAATGTGCCAGCTCTTCAATCTCACCAACTTCATAAATAAGCTCATTGGCCGGATTGGGTATCATCTTTTCCAAAGGGATATTATGGAGTTCATATTTCTTGCCTGCGCCTGCCGCCTGTGCCTTGCTCTTATTATTCATCAAGGTCATCATATCGAATGCCATTTACTTCGCCTCCTGAATCATTTCCAGATATTCCTCTGCCATTTCCCGATAGTTTTTTGCCGCCCACGAGCGAGGACTATACTCCCGCAAGGGCTTGCCCACGAAACTGGCTTCATCTACTTTTGGCGTCCAATGAATCTTTGTCTGGAACATCTTGTACTGGCTATTGGCCAGATATGCTGCCCCCGTCCGGTTCACATCATTAAAGCGATAGCTGGTGATAATACAGCCACAAAAATTCAATCGCGGATTGTAATTGTCCCTGACCTGGTTGGCTGTGTCTACCATGATATCTACTCCATCAAAAGTAAACCGGTCAATCTTCACCGGGACAATATAATCATCTCCTGCAGTCAAGGCATTGATAACACTCATGGACACATCTGGAGCATTGTCAATAATGGCAAAATCATACTGACCATCAACAAAAGCCAGTGCCCTTTTCAGATGTTCATGCTGTGGTACTGTTTCATCCATGAGTATCTCCTTATCAGCTGCCAGCAGATTCATATTGGCAGGCAAAATATCCAAATGGGGGAACTCTGTCTGCTGAACAGCCTCCTGTATGGCCGCTTTCCCGGTCAACACCTCAGCAATGCCGGGAGCCTCATAGCTATGGCGGTCAAAGAACTGCGAAGAATTGGCCTGCTTATCGTTATCCACCAGCAGCACCCTTTTCCCCATTTCAGCCAGATTACATGCCAGGTTTATGCTGGTGGTGGTCTTAGCCACCCCGCCCTTCAGATTGCAAATATTTATGGTTCTCACTTTGTTTTCTCCTTTTCATTCGACAGAAGAAATACCATTGGGAAGTGTCCTCCCGGTATTCCTTTTCCACACGATCCATCTCATAGCCGGGATTATCCGCCTCGATAATTTGCTTCATGAATTCACTGTCTTCCGGCAGGTCCTTCATCAGCGCCATCTTTTTACTGCTCATCATTCGCGGATTATCATTGATACTCTCCCATGGCCGAACAAGGTTGTGGGAAGATGACCACCGCTTGCGTCCCTTAGGGTCTTTGGACAAATAGCCAATCAAAGGAGCAATGTCATTTTTCCTGTCCGGCTGGATGCGGTCTGCATTGCAATAGCCCAGTCCCCATCGCTTTTCTACCGTGTCCCTGTCCAAATCTCCATCCATGATGAAATGATGGTGAATCCGGCCATTGGTGGCTCCTTCCTCTGTGACACATACATACCGGACAGAGGGCAGCCCTGCCTTGCTCCGGGTATAATTCAGTCTCCTGATGTAATTTTCCACCGCCTTCATGGCCATCTTCAGGTCAGCGGGCCGGTTCTCATCATCATAGGTCACAGTCACATGCAGGTCATCTTTGTGGAAATTAGACAAAACCAGTGCTTCAAAATATCGCTTGCTTCTTTTCTCATTGAGATTCCTCTGCTTTGGGGTGCTGGCTTCAAACTTCCGCTGCCTGCCTCGCCCTTGCCTAGTTCCTCTCTCTGTGTATTTGAAATAACTTACCTGAATATACTCTGCTCTGGCTCCATACCTTCCGCAGTGTCTGGTTCTTTTTCGATTCCCACTCATAATCTATTTCCTTGTCTCAAACTATGGTTCATATCTTCTTAAGATATACAATTGTATTTCAACGAAATGTTAATACCGCATACAAGCCCCATGCCGCCCCGCGGCGGCAAAAGACTTTTTTGACCATGCCATATTGCTTTTCGCCCGTGGGAATGATATACTAGACGCAGTTGATTAAATAGCGTGTATATCATGCCGCAGGCTCTTTCCTGATGTCCCAATCAGGAAGGGCTTTTTTGTTTTACTGACCATTACCTGTATGCTCTTGTCTGCATACTGAATCTTGACGATTGACTCACGGCCATTGCTCCTTCCAAACAGTCGGACAATTCTCTGCTCTTTAAACGACATGCGCCATCACCTCCTTTCGTATGGGGCTGCCCACTTTCTCACTCCCTGGCTCCATCCACTACCACAACAACAGGGTTAATCATCAGCTTCATCATATGTACCATGTCCCTGAAATCCTCATCTATGGTGCAGGTATATTCCGTGCTGACAGTCTTGACATCTTCATGTGCCTCTGGAGGTTCAATGCTAAAACCGGCGCGATTCAGCCGGTCATCTGCAAACCAGCGCAGAATAAACGCACGACGCATCTTGATATCCTCTTCCGTTTTAAAAAAAATTGCTTTATGAATCATTCTCATACTTCTTAACCTCCCCAAAAATCCGTATAAATAGCCGCCCGCTACCGTCATCAGACTTACGCCGGCGGCTATATTGCTGTCCTCATCATGCTGACTTCTTGCCTTCCTTTGGCACGGGAACAAACATAGAGATATCTATGCCGGACTCCTGTATGCGTTTATCCAGCTCTTCTTCAGTGGTGATTCCCATCGCTACCAGCTTCTTTTTCAGCATTTCTGCTTTCTCATGGGTATTCATACTTACTGCCTCCTTAATATTGCAGGTTGCCGCCTGCATGAACATCTGACAGTCTCATTTTTCACAACACTGGCCACCATGGCAGCCACATTTATTGCTGCCAGCGCTTGCCGATTTGAGCAGCCAGAAGCTCATCAATGCTTTATATGCAAATGACAAGCTCCATGCCCTAAGCCCTCAACCATATGCGCTTGCCCGGCTGAAGACCAAGCGAGAACAGAAAATCTTCTCCCTGCAATGGGATTTGGTCAAGATTGCCCTGGGCTATATTCTTGGCTTTCTCAGCGCATGGCTACTCAAATAAATGGCAGTAAGTAAGCCACCCCAGCCAAAATCCCAAAGTCAGCAACAATCCAGTCCATAAAATTTCCTTCAGCATCGCTCATATCCTCATCTTTCCGCCAAGCAATTGGCGGCTTTATTTTTGCCTTCCTCCATCTCACGAAGCCGCCGCCCTACCGGGCACATCATATCGCAATAATAGCGAAGCAGTTCCGGAGCCTCATAGACCTCTGCCATAATCAACAATTCGTCCCTGTGCGGCTCCTGCAGCCCCCGTTCAATCTGGTAAAGCCGCGTAGAGCTGATGCCCACCATTGCCCCAGCAGACACCCGCGACTCAAACGCCGTGTCACGTTCCGCTGCATGGAGCCGGGCCCGATAATATGGATTTGCCGCAGTCTCCTGACACATAAACACCAAAGCGCTCACCCCTTCTCCAACATACGCAAATACATGCTTTTGGTATATTTTTTTCTGCTAAAATCTAAATAACCCATCAAGTACCACTAGAACCAACAACAAATTTTCTATTGTCTACTCTACATTGAGCGAAGCCGCGTTTATCGTTTGGGCTTCGCTTTCTTTTTTCCCTCCTTATATGCCCGCATAAGCTGGTCAAACAAGAAATCTGCGTGCCAATTTCTGAACGAAACGCCATCCAGCTCCTTGACGGTTGTCATAAACTCATCACGCAGTTTTACCAGCATTTTAGCTTCACTATATGTCAGGTGCTCTTGTCCAGGGGTTACTCGTCTGTGCTCTCCACACGCTGAAGTTCCGTGGTCTGTTCCCTCGTACCATTCAAAAAACCTAAGCCAACATTCCATATCATCTTTTATAAAATCCAGCTCACACCCCTCAGACACAGGGCAAACCTCACAATAGGGGCTGTGCATAAATGTTGCTGCCAGATAGGCCAGTTTTTTATTTTCCTTGTCCATTGTCAGTCCCTTCTGGTTTTGGTGATTATGGAAGCCCTGCTGAATTTTTCAGGCAAGGTATTGCTCAGTCAAAGCTTGCTGATTATGCTTCCTTTTTTTCTAACAAGATTTCCTTGTTAAATACATCAAAAAAAAGTTCTTCCATAGGGATACCGCTGTCAATTTCCAAGCGTTTCATAGTGACTACATTAGGTTTCAACACTCCCATTTCCCACATGCTCCATGCCTGTTGGCTTACACCGTAGACTGCTGCCATGTCAGCTTGAGAGCGTTTGCCTCTAAAGGCAATCAGTTTTTCTCGTTTCACAATTTCACCCCCTATAAAAACAAGATATACTTGTAATGATATAATACAAGTTTTCCTTGTCCATGTCAATATTTTTTACAAGCTTAGCTGTGTTTATTTATACAAGTATTGATTGTAAAATCTATACTATAGATAGGAGTGATTGTAATGTTTGCAATAAGACTCAAAGAGTTACGGACTAAAAAGAACAGCCTTACCCAGGCTAAACTTGCAGAAATAATGAATGTATCTCAACAGGCTGTTGGCTTATGGGAACGCGGTAAAAATATGCCTTCTCATGAATTAGTAGCTAAACTGGCCGCCTACTTCAACGTCACCACCGACTATCTCCTTGGCCTGTCCGACCAGCCACATGCTCCTCAGCAAGAGCCACCTAAAACCAGCAATTCCTCCCCCCATCAGCAGCAGCCACTCC